TAACATGGAATTATTAATAGCTTTAGCAATGAAATTTTGGCAATGGTCAATATTGATTATATTAATCATAATAGGTTTTATTGTTAACCTATTGGATAAAAAAGATAACACTAATAGAATAGGTTTTAAATATGAAGAATTTCCTCATATGAAACCAATACCAATTAAAACAAAAGGTAAAGGTTTTTGGAAAGGTATATTAATGTGGTTATTAGGTACTAGACAATGGGAAATTGTAAAAGATTTTAACTACTCAGTAGGTGGATCACAATATGTTATACCAGCAGGTTTTAAATTTGATGGTGCGAGTATACCAAAATTCTTACATACATTTTTGTCACCAGTAGGTGTATTATTAATGGGTGGACTTGTACACGATTATATGTACAAGTATGAAGCACAATTAATAAACAACAAAAATTACATGGATCCAAATCTAAAAAATGAGGGTGTACCTGTTACACAAAAGAAAGCAGACCAAATCTTTAGAGATATTAATATAGAGATTAATGGTTTCTTTCTTATGAATTACTTAGCATACTGGTCATTAAGACTAGGTGGTTTTATGGCGTGGAATAAACACCGTAAAGTCAACGCTAAGATTTAGTAAAGTAAATAGTAAATAATGTTCAGTAGTTTAAAAATTGGTTTAGTATTAGTAATGTTGGCAGGTGCCGGTGGAGGTTATCTGTATGTAAAAAAACTACAAAAAGATAACGCAATACTAAAAGAAAATCAATTAAAACTAGAAAGTGCTGTCGAAGATCAAAAAGGTGTTATTGAACAACAAGCAAAAGACTTCAAAACAATAAGAAATACATTAAATAAACTAGAAGAACAAAATAAGAAACTACAAAAAGATAAAGAAGATTTATCAAAAAGATTAGGTAAGCATGATATAGGTAATCTTGCAGAAAACAAACCTAAACTTGTAGAAAGAATTATTAATGGTGCGAGCAAGAGTGCTGCTAGATGTGTAGAGATTGCATCAGGTTCGCCAATGACAGAGGAAGAATTAAATGGTACGCCTAATCGTGAGTGTCCTGGTTTCTGGACTACTCCTTAGTAGTTGCACAGGACTAGCAGTTAAAGAGATACAAAGTTATAAAATTGAGAAGAAAAGAGAACCTCTTGATCTACCAATGCCTGTACCTCTAGAGTTAGTAGATGTAGAATGGATTGTTGTAACAAAAGACAACATTGATGAAGTAATGGAAAAAGTGAAAGCAGAAGGTGGCGATTATGCCTTGTTCGCTGTAACAGACGAAGGGTATAAGAAACTATCTGTAAACTTTGCTGACATTCGTAATAAACTATACGAACAAAATCAAATCATATTAAGTTATAAGGAGTATTACGAAAGTGGAGAACGGGAATCAAATCAAGGATCTGATTAAAGATATTGCTGTTCTAAAAGCAGATCGCAATACTTCTAATCAAGTTCATCAAAGACTAGATGACGCTATTACAAGATTAACAGATATTTCTGCTGGTATCAAATCCATGCTCGCTGTTCACGAAGAAAAGATCAGACGAGTTGATACCTCACAAGAAGACTTATTCTCTATATTAGAACAAAGACGTAGAGAGTGGGAAGAAGATTTAGAAAAACTACATTCTAGAATTAGTACACAATCAAGAGAATTACGAGAGGCAATTGATCAAGTCACGAACCGTCTAGATAGTAGGGTGGGTGTCCTAGAAAGATGGCGCTGGTTAATTATAGGTGGCGCTATTCTTTTAGGATTTATACTACAAGCAAGCATGGATATGAATATCTGGTAAACGCATAGTAATCATTCACTATCCATGCGTTTTTGATATATCTCCCTTCCAATCATAGCTACACTATTTCAACAATTTATTTGTTAAATATTAGTAATGAAAGGAAGCAAACTATGCAATCAATTATACACTTCTTCACATCAATGGGTAAAGTCTTTGGCGGCACTAATCTTGATAATGTGGATCCAAATCTTGTTCGCTACTTCCGAACTGAATATGGCTCAGGGTGGAAAGAAGAACTCAATTTTCACATATACAACATCAATCAAAAAAAAGGAGATTAACTAAAATGAGAAAACCAATATGGGCAGGATCATCAAGCTCACAAAGTTTCAAATATTCAAATCTAAATCTTTTAAGAATAGCACTTGCAGGCGCCACATCAGGTTGGCAAAGTAAGAGAGTATGTTTATGGTAAAAGAACTTTTAGAATGGATTAAAAATTATAATCTGTATGAATCAAAAGAACAGATTATTGAAAACTATTTAGCGAAATCAAAAGATCACGCTGATTTAGATTATAGAATGAAGCAATTAGATCATGCTTCGTTCAACGGAAAAAATCACTCATTCTTGTATAAACATCTATACTAGAGAAATTCTATAAAAAAAGTATCTTATAGCCGCCGCCTAGGTGATTTGTAAAGGTACGTCTGTATGATAGTACCCCCTCGATTTGAGGGGATACCGTCTAATATTCTTAAAACGAAAATTTAGTTCCGATTGACCACGATTGTGTATCAGTAACAGAACCTTCATTATCCGCCATTTCAGTTTCAGCATATAATTTTAAATCTGCTGAAAGATCGTGTGATAGACCAACAGTTGTAAAAGCACCTGTTCCTTCTTTATCGCCATATCCGACAGATAACATTTTAAAAGAACCAGCAACTTCCCATGCTGTTAAATCAGTAGCAGCGTCTTTCATTGTATAACTAGAAGCGATAGATAAATCATCGCTAATCTCAGTAGTCATTCCAACACCATAATAGAATGTATCGTTAGCTTCATCAGAAGCAAGACCACCAGATATACTGACACCATCTACAATATCTACGGAAGCAGACCACTCATAAGAATCAACGCCATCTTTACCAGAAGCACCATCAACAACACCTAAAGCGTTAATTGAAACTTGTCCTAATGATTTCGAATATGCGATTGAGTTTGAACTTCTTGTTCCATAAGAGAACGAAGAACTACCACCATATACTTCAAAGATACTTGCTGTACTAGCAACATTATCTGTAAATGGATGTGATTGACGACCAAGTGATATATCACCTATACTGTTTGCACTTAGACCAACATATGCTAGTCTTGAATCAAAAGTGTTCGAACCAGAATCATCTGTGTCCACACCAACTTCTAATTTTGCAAACCCTATAACTGATTGACCTTCAACACCAATATCGTCAATATCAATACCGATTTTAGAACCGTTATCTTCTAACTTATTGTAAGCATTGCCAGATGAATCTTCATCATTTGACCACTTGTAATTGAATGTACCGTAGGGCGTTATTTCAGCTGCGGTTGCAGCTGTCGTGAAAAGTGCTACTAGACCAGCAGCAATATATTTAATCATTTTACTTTCTCCTTAATTGAAAGAGGTTTTTGATATCTCGCTCACTTTCGTGTCATGATATATTGTTTTATTTATATGTGTGAGGTATTAGTTATTGACGGGAGCGTTTGCACGCCATTGATAACAAGACCAATATCTTGCTGTTGTCTTATCTTTTGCTGTATCACAATTATGTCTTGCACGAAAAGATTTTCTACGAGCAGGATCATCTCGTTTAATACTTAAACCTGTTGTATCACCAAAAGAAACTTTAATTACATTACCTTTTTTATTCTTTACATAGACATAGAACTTCTTACTACCACCTCGTATCGGGTCATTCAGTTTCACCTTCTTACCTTGATACTCTGCTTCTGTAATCTCTAAATCTTTATAAGTGTTTTCACAAAGACAATCAATTGCTTCTACTTGTTTAAATGTTTTCATATTGAATATTTATAAGAGATTTTTCCAGAGGATTTTTTTACGATTTTTTTTCTACGTTTTTGGCTGAGTTTTCACATAGACAAAGGTCTTGTTGCAATACCCACAAGTAACCTGATTACTCTGTCCAATAACATAATATACAAGAGGGTGATCTTCTGCTTCTCCACAGGTCACCTCTCTTGTATGTACTATTTCTTTACCAGCCACCATCATCTTCTGCTATTTTGTCGTCAACTGTTTCTACACGATTATATTCGCTTTTATCTTGACTAATCATATAGCACATGGCCTGTATGTCTTGTATCATATTGTCAATAGCAGACTGAGACGCTTTTGGTATACCATACTTCATAGTGTCTAGTTTATCTGCCTTTTCTTTAATCACTCTTATCTTCCATATAAAATCACTTACTTTGTGTAACAATGTCTTTCCCCTTATTAAATAGTTCTAACTGTATATTCTTATACCTCGCCTGCGTTTCTTTCTTGCTCTTTCTACTCTGTCGTAAAGTCATACTATGTAAACGATCTTTTACTTTGAGTTTTTGTTTCTTGAGGTCTGTAATCAATTCTCGATTATGATAATTCTTACGTTCTAGATTCTCGATTTGTTTATCTAGATTTTTATGTAGAGCTTGTGCTCTGGCGTCATAAGCAGTTGTCATATATTCTCCTTCTCCAAAAAAAAATTTGAATAAACTTCCAAACAGGTACTCCTAGTTTAGAAGTCTGTCATAATTATTTAGTTGTTTCAGGAGGTATGTTATGTAATGTCAAACAGATCCCTTACAGTACTCAGCAGGTACTGCTCAGATTTTGCATACACTAGTTTAGTTCTATCTCGTTGCCATTAATATCTTGTAGCGTTGCGTTCATTTGATGTGTGTTCTCAGCACTCTCTGTCTTACTCTTAGATGTCTCTGTGATTGCACCACCTACTTTAATGTTTAACGCCTGTGCAACATCTATGTTCATGTTCTTACCTGCCTTGATATTTACATCACCTTGTTGGCTGATAAGGTTAATATCACCCTCTTGTACTTCTACATTGACATTCGCACCTGCCCCTACTTCTATGATATAGTTGTTACTTGTCTGCCCTTTGTTGTTGACCTTTACTCGTAGGCCGCCGTCAATTGTTTGTCTCGCTGTGCCTTGTATATGACAGTAATTGTCTGCTGATATGATATTATAGTTGTCTTTCTTTACTCTTGTGATCTTTGTGCCATCGTCTGCAATCTCGTAACCTGTGCCTGAACTATGGCGTTCATGTATTCGCTTAGCCCCTACTGTATCATCATATTCTCGTAGATGGCCGCCTTC